AGAGGGGGTGGATATTATTTCCAGCCAGGTGATACTGATGCCACTACATATCTGGGATTAACTGCATCCGACGCTGCCTATCAGATGGTAGTTACTAGAGACGGCAAAGTTGGTATCGGAACAACGGATCCAGCACAAAATCTTCATGTAGAAGGAACAACATCTATTATTCATGTGCAATCAACTACTGCGAATCAAAATGCTTCTATTTGGTTTAACTCGAATGTAGGCGGCACTCAAGCAAACAGATGGGAAATTGGCACAAACATATCAGCAGGTGGTGATTTAGAGTTTTTTGACAGACTTAATAGTGCATCAAGAATGGTGATTGAGCCTTCAGGCAACGTTGGTATCGGAACGATTGGTCCAGATACTTTATTAGAGCTAAGAAAAGATACTGCCTCCGGCAGTTATGGAGATTACCCCACACTATCACTACGAAATGATAATGCAGCTGGTTATAGCGCAATTCACTTTCAAGAAGGCAGTACACAAAGAGCAAGAGTAGAAGTAGGAAATAATAGTGGTACTCCTTACATGGGATTGTACACAACTGGTGCAGCTAGTGGAATTACGATTAAAGACGGCGTTGTTGGAATTGGAGAGACTAGTCCAACAATGCCTCTAAGTGTCAAAGCGGCTTCAAATGCTTATGCAATTAATATGCACGGCAGAAGTGATGGTTATTCAGAGCTATATGGCTCTAGCAGTGATGGTTCTACAAGGTATGCTTTCTTGCAAACGCATTCAGCACAAACAAAGTTATTTACACTAGTTAATACTCCACTTCTATTCGGTACAAATAGTACTGAATCTTATCGTATACGTCCTGATGGTGGATTACAATTTCCTGATAATAATACATTTATTGCAACATCTGATACAGCAGGTGGAACTGCTTTTGAATGGGGTGCTTTTAGAAGGCCGGCCTCAAGTGATGGTGGGCAATTAACAGTAAGACAATATTCTTCCGGAGACACAGCCGCAAACTATCCAGCGTATGCTAGTAGTAATGGTTCAGGTACTTGGGACGAAAATACTGGAGTTTATTTTCCAGAATTAGACCAAGTAGGTTTAACTGCTAATGGAAATCCAACACTGACAATAGAAGACGGGAGAAAAATTGAACTATATGAAAACGGTTTTACAAGTGGAGACGCCAATCGTGGACAACGCGTATGTTTAGGAGGTATATCTCATATTGCCAATACTAACCCAGGCGGTACAGGAAGTGGAACTTATTTACATATAAAAACAAATTTACCAAAAAGTAATATAATGTTTAGATTTGAATATAAAGGTATTTCTTATGATAGTCAAAATATGGACACATCAATAATAGGATACACATATACTGGAGTATCTTATGTTCATAGTCCTCAAATACAAGACACAGGCAACACTACTTATAATTTTAAAACTCCATATTATTCATCAGATAATAAATTAGTTTTAGTATTACAAATAGCAAACAATTATACAGGTGGTATATTATGGGCTCAATTTGTTGGGTCACACACAATGGCACCGGGAACAATAGCTATAGCTTCATGCATCTATAGCAGCAGCACATCAGGAGCATTCTAATGGCAGAAATAACGTGGATTGAATTTACAAGAGAAGACGGCACAGTTGAAATGCGAAGAGAAGACCATGATGAAATCATGGCAGCTGGTATGCAAGGAGTTGAAAATATTCCAGCTATTACAATTTCACCAGAAGAGCTCGCAGCAACAAACTTAAGATTACTAAGAAGAGAAAGAGATAGATTATTAGCAGAAACAGATTGGTCACAAGGCGCTGATGTACCTACAGAATTAAAAAATAAATATACAACATATAGGCAAGCTTTGAGAGATATAACAGAAACAAGCAATAGTTATTTAACTGTTGAATGGCCAAATAAACCATAGAGATATAATATGGCATTAACAACAGAAGAAAGAAAAAACCCGCACTAGGCGGGTTTTTCGTTTTATGAACCTTCGTCTACTGGTTCTGCTTCAACCTCATTAGGGTCTTTATCAATGACTTGCTCGAGTCTACTTGTGTAGCCTTCTTTAGCTAATAGTAATCTGTCGTGTTGAATTTTAGCTGAAACTAAGTCCTGCTCTAATCCCTGTAACATTTGTACTATAACTTTTGCATCGTCATGCAGTTCCGAGATAATGTATTTCTTGTCGTTAAACATTAATACTGGCTCGCTATTGGTTACTTCTGTCATTTTTTTCTCCTTATCCAAAAATGTCTTGCCAATTTCCTTGAGTTGTACTCTTTGCGTACTCTGTCGCTCTATTCTCAAAGAAGTTTGTGTGTTCCACTGCATTAATCTGTTGGTCCAACCATGGTAATGGATTTTCAGTACTGTGGAAGATTGCTTTCATACCGAGACCTAATAGTCTTCTGTCTGCGATATACCTAATATATTCTTTTACTTCTACGGCAGTTAAACCCTCTATGTCTGCGTTATCAAAACAAACATCAATAAAACTATCTTCTAGTTCTACTACTCGTTCTGCTGCACAGTATACTTCGTATTTTAACTTGTCTGTCCAGAGTTCTGGATTTTCAGCTATAAAAGTTCTGAATAGTTTGGACATTCCCTCTACATGTAGAGTTTCGTCCCGAATAGACCATGTGACAATCTGCCCCATGCCTTTCATAAGGTTGTGTCTAGGGAAATTAAGAAGTATAGCAAAACTACTAAATAGTTGTACTCCTTCTGTAAATCCGCTGTACACAGCCATTGTTTTTGCCATTTCATGCTTATCTCTCATATTAAAATCAGTTAGATACTCATGTTTATCTGACATTGCTTGAATCTCTGTAAACTTTTGATATTCATCATCTGATTTACCGAGAGTCTCTAGTAGTAAAGAGTATGCTTCTTGGTGAACTGCTTCCATTGCAGCAAAGCTCACTAGCATCATTCTTACTTCTGGTTGTTTGAATGTTGGTAAATAGTGCTTTGCATATCCACAACATACATCTACATCTGCCTGAGTAAAGAATCGGAAGATATTATCTACTAATGCTTTGTTCTCAGGGGTTAGTTTTTCTTTATAGTCTTTTATATCGTCTTGTAACGGTACTTCTTCTGGCATCCAATGCATTTGCTGTTGCTTTTTATACATCTCAAATGCCCAAGGGTAGTTAAAAGGTTTATAATAGTCTCTTTCTTCTAATAAGTTCATTTATCCCTCACAACTTAGACAATCTGATTGCTCAAAGATTATCTCTCTTTTTGCCTGACTTGCTACATTGTCTGCTCTACCAATGGCTTCACTACGTAGGTAATAAAGTGTTTTCATATTCTTAGCCCATGCTAACATATGAACATTGTGTAGGTCTCCTTTGTTTACATCAGGTGGGAAAAATAGATTCACACTTTGAGACTGACAAATAAATTCTTGTCTCATACTAGCGTGTTCTACTACCCATGCTTGATTAATTTCTACTGCTGTTTTAAAAACTTCTCTTTCATCAGCTGAAAGAAAGTCAAGGTGTTGACAGCTACCTTTGTTTGCTATAATGCTTGACCATGTTGAATCATCATTATTTCCATACTTGTCTAGTACTTCTTCTAAAAATTTGTTTTTCATCAAGTAAGACCCAGACTTAGTTTTTTGTGTAAAAGCGTTTGCTCTATAAGGCTCAATACTTGGACTTGTGTTTCCACAAATAATACTAGAACTTGCATTAGGAGCTATAGCTAACAGATGAGCATTTCTTACTGAAGCAGTATCATCATCAGGGCATGCCCCTCTTTCTACTGCAAGTTTATGTGTCTCAGCTTCTGCTTGACTCTTAATGTGTTTAAATATTACCATATTAGTACTAGTAGCCATCATACTTTCAAAAGGAATATTATTCTTTTGCAAGTGTGCATGAAAACCCATAGCACCAAGACCAATACTTCTTTCTCTAGAAGCACTATACTTTGCTCTTTCTAACTCATCAGGTGCGTTCGCTATAAAATGCGTCAAAACATTATCTAGAAAACGTACTAAGTCAGGTATAAAAGCAGGTGTATTTTTCCATTCGTCAAAATACTCCAGATTTACACTTGATAAACAACATACTGCTGTTCTTTCTTCGTTTGTTGCGAGTGTAATTTCAGAACAAAGATTAGAATGATTGACTTTTAGTCCTTTTCTTTTTTGAAAGTCTGGCAAATCTGATTGCACAGCATCTTCAAACATAAGATAAGGTTCTCCTGTTTCCATTCTATTTTGTAGTAGTTTTACCCATAAAGTTCTTGCACTTACTACTTTCTTAACTTCTCCACTATGTGGGTCTCTAAGTTCCCAGCTATCATCAAAACCTTCTAGTTTAGTTGCCTTATGAATTATTTCCATAAACTCATCTGGTATAACTACACCATGATGTAAGTTTGTACACTTACGGTTTATATCTCCACCTGTAGGCTTTCTAATATCTAAAAACTCCTCTATTTCCGGGTGAGACATGTGTAGATAGGAAGCATAGCTACCTCTACGAGTTACACCTTGTGAAAAAGCTAACATTTCTGCGTCAACTACTTTCATAAAAGGAACTACACCTGTAGACTCTGAGCCTTTAGATGTTTTAGTGCCTTGTGACCTAACATCACTCCAGCCACCACCTATACCACCGCCCATTGAGGACAAGTAGGCATTTTCTGTATAATGTCCAGTAATTCCTTCTCTACTATCTTCTATATAATTAAGAAAACAACTAATAGGTAAGCCTCGTTTAGTTCCACCATTCGATAACACAGGAGTTGCAAACATAAACCATAGTTTACTAGCATAATCATATATTCTCTGAGCGTGAGCTTCATCATCAGCAAAAGCTTCAGCAGCTCTTGCAAAGGCTTCTTGTGGGCTTTGTTCATCACCAACAAGGTATCTATCTTGTAGAGTAAGTTTACTGAACTCTGTTAGTAAATCATCTTTACTATAGTCAATCTGTATCATTCAAATACTCCAATATTTGTGAGGACAAGTCCTCTAAGTTCATGTCTGCTTCGATTAATGCTTGTTCTGAATAACTCTCCAAATCCATGAGTTCAGCATTAAGTAATAATCTATCTGCGTTTTCGTTGAGAGACTGTATAAATTTATACTTGCTGTCAATAGGACAGGCGTTGTATATATCAAATAAGTCTCCATATTGTTCGATAAGTGAGACAGCCCTCTTAGGACCGATTCCTGCTATACCAGGGACATTATCACCTGTATCACCTGCTAGACATTTGAGTGTCAGATATTTATCTGGCTCAACATCATAGTGGTCTTCCCAATTATCTAAAGTTATTTCTTTTCTAGTTACTGTACTAAATCTAGAAACATTTTCTTGTATAAGTAAGTCCCAGTCTCTATCTGATGATATCAACCAAATTTCTCCTATACCAAATTCTTTTTTCTTTCCAACTATCCAAGCTGCTAAATCGTCAGCCTCTAGTCCTTTTTGTTTTATTGTTAAATGTCCTCTACTTTTTAGTTGTGTAAAGGCATTACTAAATTCTCCCATAAACTGGGCAAATTCTGCTTTTTCTTGTTCGGTTTGCTCCGCATACTTATCCGACCGATTCGCTTTGTAATCGGGGGCTAATCTTTTTCTGTAGGTACTTCCACCATCTGCAAGTACAACTATGTTTCCACAGTCATACGACTTTGCGAGACTTTCAACAGTTCTTACATAGTCGTGTTTAAACTCGAGCTGTTTAGAGTGCTTCCACCTAAAGGCTACGTTTAGACCATCAACTATCAGTAAGTTCCCATTCTGGATCTGGTTCCCAAGGCTTGAGAAGTTTATCGCCATTTGTAAATTCCAATTTTTCGTTTTCTAGCCACTTTTCTGCGTTCATTATATATGCACCGAGCCAGTTTATGTACATATATCTTTTTTCTTTTATTGGTTTGCGTGTAGTCGCAACAAACCAATTTGAGTAGTTTTGTTTCATCAATATGATAGGCTCTTGCTTCATCTGCTGTGCCTGTAATATTGCTTTGTTCCACCACTTTACAAAATTATTACTTTTCTGTGTAAAGATTTTGTGAGTAAAACCCATATCCTTATAGTGTTTGACTTCTATAAGGAATAGGTTATGTTTATTTTCGACATATAAATCTCCTTTAATTTTACCACTACCACTACCTGGTGTCTGTGTAAAGTCTAAGTTTGTATGTCTTTTTAATAGAGCTGCTACTTCTTTCTCAGCTTTAGTTCCTTTTTGTCTTGCGTTTACCAATTTTAATCATTTCCTTCAATGTTGTTTAAATATCTTGCCTGTTCTAGTTTTGCTCTTTCTAAACTGTCCATTTCATTTAATACACAGTCAGGGCATTTCATGCCTATAGGCAAATATACTTTTTTGTTTGAGTGCGGACACTCATGATACCAAAAGGTATCGCCTTCTTTATGAACCATATTACTCCAAACGACTAATATTTTCCTCTTTAATTACTTCAATCTTTGCTAGAAGTGGGTGAGTCCAGCCATGAGATACTAGGTAAGTATTTAAATCTTCCCCAAGTAGTATCTCTACTAACTTCTCTTTACCCTCATCATCTAGTACACTTATTATTTCATCAAGAAAGAGTGTATTAATCCTTGAACTAGAAATACTACTCATTAGTTTTCGTATTGCTAGTAGTGTTGCGGTGTTAACTCTTGCAAGTTCACCAGAAGACAATGCAAGTATATCTACTACTTTCGCATTGTCAGTTATTTCTACATTCAGTTTGTCATTCGTGACAACAAACTCAAGACTGAATCTACCATCTGATAGTTCAGATAAGTACTCATTTGTCAAATCTTCTAAATCTTTCACAAGATTCTCAATTTTGTAGGCGAGTAGTCCGTTTGTACTAAAGGCTTTCTTCAGTATCTCTAGGTGTGCAGACTTTTCTTCTACCTTACCTAAAGCTGCGACGAGTTCTTCGAGTTGAGACTCCATACCATCTGATTGTTCCTGAATAATAGAGATACGAGTATTGTGGCGTTCCGCCTTCATATTCTCCTCACTTATTCTATCTATCTCATTATGTATGTTTCTCAATTTGGAAGAAAGTTCGTCAATCGAGGAAGAGATTTCGTCACCGTCTAAAATCTGAGAAGGTAGACTAGTGTCCAAATCACGAATGAAATCTTCCTTCTGTCTTTGCTGGTTTTTCTGAATTACCACCAGTTTATTATGTTCTTTTGCTTCCGCAATTTTTTCTTTTAGTATAACTGTTTCATTTTCCGCAATTGTTTTCGAGTTGAAGTAGAATTGATTGAGTTCCTCCACTTTTTCATCATCTACCTCTTGCTCACAAGTTGGACATTGTCCATGTAGTTCCGAGAGCTTATCCAAATGTGCTTGAGCTTCAGCCACCTTGGAACCGAAGGTTCCTTGTTGCTGCAGCATAGCAGTAAGGGATATCTCCTCTCCTACTGGCTCTAAATGACCTTGTCGTTCTAGGTCTTCGAGTTGCTCTTTTATAAAATTATTATCTATAATTTTTTTATTTTTTTCCGAAATCTTTTCAAAATCGCTTCGTAATTGCCTTAAAGTTGTCTCGTCATTTTCTGATGGTTTTGGTAAATCTAAGATAGGAAGTATGTCTATACTCTCTAATTTATTTTCTTCTAACCATTTTACTATTGTGTCAGACCTACTATTGAGGCTATTGACTTCAAAAGAAATCTCTCTAGCTGCGTCCTTGAATATATCAAAGAACTCTACATATTCTTCTAGCTTTAACAAATCAATGAGAAACTTTTTTCTATTTGTATCTGTTGCAGTTAGGAACTGTAATGATGTATTTGTATTCTGATAAACAAGCTGTGTGAAAGTCTTAAAGTCAAGCCCAAGTAGTTCTTGAACTGTCTTATAGGTGTTCGTAGCAGTATGAGAAGAAATATCCTCTCCATTTTTATACAGTTTACATTTGATTGATGCCTTACGAGTTACATCTATCTCGTAATCGTCTTCATCTACCTGAAAGGTTAGATTGATAGCATAGCCGTTATTGACGAATCTATTTTGTATCTCTTGTTTTTTTATCCCTTTACTATTCTTATTGAATAGGACTTCCTCGATAATAAGCGGAATGGAAGACTTACCCATTCCGTTTGTACCAACAAGTTGGGTGAGGTTGCTGTCATTAAGGTCAAGAGTATTATTTTGCCCATAGCTGAAACAGTTATCCCAGCGTAGCTTTTTTAGAATAATCATTAAATACTCCCATAATTGATTTAATTTTATCGTCAGTTAAATTCAGTATCGCACTTAAGTACTCTACTAGTTCTTCTTCCATTGACATTTCTTTAAGATTAAGCGTAGCTTCAGTACTTCGTTTTACAACTTTCTTATCAAGCAACTCAGAGTTTTTGATATTTGCTAAGTCAGCTACGTCACCTTCTATCTCATAGATAGTATGGTGAAAGTCTGTGCCAATCATTTCATCTTCACTTTCTACTGTTCTTCTTAGTAGTTGTGGTAAATCAAATTCATGCCAACTCCAATCTCCATACATTCCTTCATCGTCAATAAGAAGATAGCCCGTCTTGACTACATCTCTGTGAAAAGATGTAGTCATAGGACTACCTGGATATACAATATTTCTCTGCGTATTGGAGTGGCTATGTAGGTCACCCGCGTATACTACAGGAAAGTTATCGAATCTATCCAAGTCAACCTCTGGTGTAACATGAGGAGGTATTTCACCCCTTACATGAGTAAACAAAGGTTTGTCAAAATTACATTTTTCTATTCCACCTTTTTTATGTAAGTCTACATAGGGTAGTATAGTTCCCCACGAATATTCTGTGGTTGTATCTATAATTTCAACTAAAGGGTTTATATCAGATGTTGCTCTCTTTAAATTACTAAAGAATGTTTTGTGTTTTTTAGTTGCTTCATGGTTTCCATCAAAAATAATGGTTGGAATATCTACATCTTTAATAAAATCAAAGTATAGAGTAATTTCGTCCATTGAAGGAACACGATCAAATAAATCTCCACCTATAATATGCAAGTCTACATTTTCTTCAATTTGATGTAGAATTTCAAAAAATAACTTGTATCTACTACAAGCCCATGCCATAGGCACATTTTTTTGACCAAGTTTTATATGCCAGTCTGCTGTAAATAATATCACGCTACGAAGTCTTCTCCTGGCTGCCATGCGCAACCTGTAAGTCCACCTGCTTGTAAAGCTTGAAGTGTTCTTAATATTTCTTCTGCATTTCTACCTGTATCAAGTGCATTCACTGAATAATGTTGTATTTCATGGTCAGGGTTTAAAATAAAAGTAGCTCTGTAAGGAACTCCTTCTTTATCATTATAAACACCTAACTCTTTTGCAAGTTCACTACCCGCATCACAACACAAAGGGTGTTGAATGTCTTTGATAATATCATTGCTTTCTTTCCAAGCCAACTTACAAAATTCATTATCAGGACTGAATCCTAAAACATCAGCATCGCCCAGCAGTTTATCCATATCGGCTATTTCTGTTGGGCAAATGAATGTAAAGTCTTTTGGATAAAAATAAACTACAGTCCACATGTTTTCTTGCAGTACATCTATATCAATAATTGTGTTATCAATATCACATGCTACTGTTGTAAAATCGGGGAATGCGTCTCCTATTGTATAATCCATAAGTCTCTCCTAACTAATGCTAAATTCTGAGTCAACATCTGAAGGTGCTTCTGAACCTTCTGGTTGTGTTACTCTTTGTAAAAGCTCTAACTGTGCGTCAGGCGTAGGTCTAGCTAGTACATCGTCCATTGAACGAAGTTCTGCTATTGCTTCTTGCTCAGCTTCTGTTAGAGGTCTTGGTTTGCACTTAAGTGCTTGTAGTCTGTACTCGACATTAAATGCCATAGGTCCAGTCTTAACTCTTTGGAAGCAAACGTCCCACCCAGTTTCAGGGTCGGTTGGATCGCCTAAATCTTCTGCGGCAACCATGATTTGTTCCATGAGTTTCTTTTTAAGGTTAACAACTTTTACATTGCCATCAGTTGGGTCTATAGCTTGAATAGCGTATGCCCAACCACATTTTAAGTCAGGAAAAAAAGACCTTACGTGGTCAGTTTCCTTATTGTTGAATGTTTCTGTATTTCTGTCGAAAGCTAAGCACTCCATAGGAATGTTTTTACCGTTTTCTCCTTTAATCCAATAAACATATCTAGGTAGTATGTCACCTACTAGTCTGAAGACATTGTCTCCTTCTTTGTAAGTATACTGGTCGATTGAGGACTTTTTCGCTGCCCCCGAAGCTTGATTAAATTTTAATGCCATTTATGTTCTCCATTTAGCGTTATCTTCAAATAGAAAGTGTACTAGACCATTCTCTATCCGAAGCAATCTGTTGCGATTTACTATGTTTTCACTTACAGGCAAATGTATCAACTCTAGTGTTGTTTGCCCTGTTTGTTTGTAATTAAAATAATTTCGGTATGAAGCTACTGCAATATATTCTGCAGCTTCTTTATTACTATAATTTCTTCGTTCCGCGAGTAACTGTCGAGGGTTTAGTAAAAAACTATCACCGACAAAAGACTTCCCAAAATATTTATAGGTCTTGTCTTTTCTACTAGCAGGGATTCTTTTATAAGTTAATAAATGAACGATAGTAAGTATTGAAGTTGAATCTCCTTTGGTCTCACTATTTATCTTTTCCCAATTATATTTTATCATATATTATAACAAATTTTGAAACTCGTGTCAAGTAGTATTTTTCGGAGGTGCTTACAGGGTTGATATCTCATATCCTTGTTTGAGATAGTACCCCATACGTAAACTAGCCTGCCTCTTTGCAGTCTTTCCAATTAAATTTATATCTACTACTACGGGTTGTTGTTTTCCTTCATAATCCCTAATTATTCTACCAATGAGCTGTGTAAGTAACGGCTCGTTATTTACTGGTGTAGCAAGTATCAAACAGCTTAGAATATTTAAAGAAATACCCTCTGAGAATATAGACTGTGTTCCATACAGAACGTCTTTGTCCTCAAAAATCTGATTAATTATATCTGCTCTATCTTCGTGATGGACTTTGCCCGTCACACAAACTGCGTTGCTACCAGTGAGCTCCGCGCAGTTTCTGAGGAAGTCTACTCTATCAGATACCACTAACACTTTATGACCTTTGGCTGCGTACGATGACGCGGCCATTGCCACAGAATGTTGGTACTCTGGGTTGTATGCTAACTCATTTATTCTGTTTGCCCAAGGAATACCGTTTCCGTCCATAAAGCGTATATCCATTGGTAGGATATGAACTTTAGGCATCATAAAATTTTCCTTTGGTGGTTTTAAAACATTATCTCCAAAGTAATCACGAAAAACTACATGTCTACCATCTTTTCTTTGTAATGTTCCAGTTAAGCCTATCTTATGTCTAGCACAATTCTTATCTATAATTCTAGAAAAGGTAGGTGCGCTACAGTGATGCATTTCATCTAGTATAATAGTGCCAAACTCTTGTCGTATTTCTGGAATCTTTCTATACAGACTTTGTATATTGCCTATAACGACTGGACTATCTAATTCAAATTTACCACTACCTATAATTCCAGGCGTGATATTAAAAACTTTCTTTACTTCATCTTCCCATTGCTTTCTTAGAGCTAAAGTATGGGTTATCACTAGGGTTTTCTGCCCAAGTTTTTCAGCTATTGCAAGACCTGTAAATGTCTTACCCCAACTTACCCAAGCGTTAATTATGCCGCCGTCACCTATCTCGTCATATACTGACTGCTGGCTTGGTCTTAATGTCAAACTAAACTTGGGGAAGTCTACTGGTTTTAGTACTCTCTTATCTACTACTTCGTGGTCTGCAGGGATTAGGTCAATTCTGCCCACCGGTATTGCTACTAGTCCCTGTCTTATTAGTGCCATATTTTTTATAATGAGTGGTGGGTCACCGAACTTAAACGAAGGTATGGCATACGTAAGCTCGTCATCAATCTTTTTCTGTTGCGCGGGTAATACTTCTAGGTAAATCCTATCACTTATAACTGCTTTCATTTTATCCAGTGTATTCCTTGTAATTCTTTTACATCAGACCATACAAACCATGCATAGTCTATTGAGTCTGTTCCTTTACCTGTAAATGAAGGTCTTTTACTTAATATAAATAGTCCATCAGGGGGAAACTGTTGCCAAAAGTCATATCTTTTTTGACTTCCTAAAAAATTTATTCTTAATAACATTATTACTGTAGGTGCTAATGACATAGAATGTTCAATGAATTCCTGTGCTAATGAAAAAGGAGGGTTAGTAAATATCAAATCAGCTTCTTCAAAATGATTAAAGAAGTTTATATCTTCTTGTATTTCGCACCAATCTACTTTTAATCCTTCTCCTTCTAAAAAAGATACTATTCTTCCATCTCCTTTGCAAGGTTCCAAAGCTGTGTCAAATTGACTCCAATCTATAGGTAAATTTTCATAACACCACTCTGGAGTTGGGTAATAATCATGTGGATTCCTCATCTCCAGTCAGGCCCACTATACCACTGTACTAAAGAATATCTAGTACCTTTTGTTACAGGAGTTACTTGATGCTCTAAGAAAGAAGGAAATACTATTATAGTTCCTCTATTTCTAAGTTCTTTTTCATTATTATTTAATTTATGCCCAAAGAAATTTTTTATCTCAAAGTTTCCGCCTTCATAATCATCAGGGTGACTTAACTGTACTGATACAGACAATTTTCTTATAGGAACGCCTTCTTCTAGTTTAACATCTGTATCTCGATGCCAACCATATCTTGACTGTAGTCCATAGATAGAAAACTGTACTTGTTCACTTTGACTTATTACATAGTTCCATTTTGCCTCAATATTTGCAGTACCTACATAACTTTTTAATAAAGCATCTACTTGACTTTCTTTACTAAACCAAGCTATACTGCCTTGTCTCAAGTCAGGGTCTTTAGTATTATCACTATTTACTCCTGCTGATTTAAAGTTATCCAAAGCTAGTCCTTGCTGTATTATTAGGTCACACGCTTCATCGGGTAATACTTTATCCCAAAAGTAAAAAGGAATATCTGCTACACTTTTCATTTATATAATTTTGTACTCCATGGGTTTACTGCTACAGACACTCTGTGGCCTGTGAAATCTCGGACATAATGTTCTAGTCCTGGGTTAAATATTACTAATCTATTTACTACTGGTCTTACTTCTATGCCATTCATAAATACTAATTCTCCGCCCTGTAAGTTTTCTACTTCTAAATAAAATACTGTAGAGCATGTAGGGAATCTTGATATTCCCTTTTTTAAATAAGCAACTTCATCTTTATCTTGATGAACATCGCTTGGTTTTGTATTGAAATGTGTCCAATATTCATAATTACTATTTTTAACCATAAAAAATAAGTCTGCTTTTTCTAATATTGTTCTACACATTGCTTTGTTTTGGTGTTTTTCTTCCCACTCAAAAAAGCCTTCTCCCTCTTTTGAAGAATAACCACTAACAAAAGCATTATCACTTCTGTTAATATTACTACTAAATATTTTTAATTGATGTGGCATAAAAAGATTATCAATTATGTGTATCATATTTTTCTCCATGAGTTCTTTTTCTTTTTATTAGATGTATCATACAGTAGCCAAGGCACTCCATCTCTGTATAAAAGACCTGCCCAAGTTTCTCCTTCACTAATAGGTCTATCTAATGTAAAAGGATATGGACAATCTTTTATCCACATTACACTTGCTACATTCTTTTTGTCTACTCTTAGTATTTTATGATACTTTAATTCTGCTTTTGTTGTTTTTAGTTTTCTAAACCATCTACCTCTACTATCTATATAGTACTTACCTTGATGGTCAAGATAGTTTCTTATATTTTTAATCATAGACTTCAAAGGATATATACTTGTCATAGGAGTTTGTAGTCTTCTCATACCGAGAGTTTCTCCTTTCATATTAGTATCATCTAATACTTGATTTTCTATCCAAAGTATACCATCTACAGACATTATCTCATCTGTGTGCAGTACAAATACAGGAAATTTTATTTTATCATATATCATATTTGGCTTCAAACTTCCCAAAGGAATAGTCATCACCAACATCAAAGTCACAACCTACAGGAGTTCCTGGGATACTAAATCCTCTATCTTGTTGTATAAACTCTTGTAGCTTTTCTGAGTATGTTTCTACTTCTGATTCTGGTACTTCTGCTAAAATTGAATCATGTACTAGAGCAAAGATTCTTGCTTTCATACCAGTACTTTTTACATAAGCATTCATATCTATTGCACCAAGTAAATTAATATCAGAAGCTACAGACTGAACTAAGAAGTTCATACCTGACCTAACTTCATGACTTTGTATTCCTTGATTATCAGATTTAACATTTGGCAATCTTCTCTTTCTACCAGTAGCGCCATATATAAATCCATTGTCCATAATAAACTTACTAGATAAATCTATCCACTTCTTGAGTTTGAAAAACTGTTTGAAGTAATCATCAATAACTTCTTGAGCTTGTGTCTTACTAAAGAAAGTGCCTGAATCTGTACTAACTTGCTGAGATATCTTGTTAGCTCCAGCACCATACATTATGCCAAAGGTAACAGCTTTTGCAGCCTGTCTGTCTGTAGGATAAAGTTCTGCAACTTCATCTGCCTCACAAGGTAAGTTAAATACTAACTTAGCAATGTTACTATGAAAGTTACCACCATCTTGGAATACTTTCATAAGGTTCTTATCATCAGCCAATACAGCAGCTACATATACTTCTGCAGTTGTTAAGTCCATTGCAACAATCTTATGTCCTGGAGAAGCTTTGATACAGCCTTTCACAATAGGGTTGTCTCTAGGGATTTGTTGCATATTCATTTTACCACTAGAAGATAAACGACCTGAGGTTGTGCCATGCAAATTAAAGCCTGTGCGCAATCTACTATCTTTATCTAACTGTGGATAGATTTTATCTAAATAAGTATTCTTAATCTTAGACTTCTGTCTAATAGAAAGAATATGCCCAGGTATCTCGTGTTGTTCTGATAACTCTTTCAACACTTCGGCATCTGTGGAGTCTGCTCCTGTGCCAGTCTTTTTGCCTGTAGGCTTGAGCCCGACAAAATCAAACAGTAGTGACCTAAGCTGCACTGTACTGTTTGGATTAAATTCTTTATCTTTTGCTGTTTCAAAAGATTTAACTGCTGGAAACTCATATAGTTTTTCAACTGCTTCATCAATATCATTCTGCATTAAGTCTCTACCTTTGAGTAATCTTAATTTATCGAAAGGCACACCATTATCTTGTATGTCTGTTAACATTCTGCAGCCAGGTATAAGTATATTCTCGTATACACTGAACAGCTTTGCATTCTTTCTTACTGCTGGATATAACTTCTCGAATACTAGTAGAGTTACTACTGCGTCCATAGCAGCATATACCTTCATAACATCGAAAGGTATTGAACCCCACTGAAAGTCAGCCTTGAGTATTCTGTGTTGTTTTTTGTACTGGTCTATCCAATCATACATAGGTTTCTCATAGTCTCCATATAGAGTATGTTCCATTGCTAACTGTTTTAGTCCATGCCCACCAGGTACTTCATCTAAGCAATAGTGAAGCAGCATTGTATCCTCAAATCTAGGGAAAGTAAAATTAAAATGATACTCAAAGAAAGCCAAGTCAAACTTAGCATTATGAAATATAATTATCTTTTTATCAAATAATTCTTGTAGCATTTGTTCTGCTTTTTCATCTACACAATCAGTATCTATATATGCTCCATGGTCTTTCTCATAAGAAATACTCATGCCAAGCATATGTCCATCTCTTGGGTAAAGTCCTGTTGTTTCAGAGTCAAGACCAACATATTTATTAGGGTGGTCTAGTGCTGCTTGTAAGAACTTATGAAACTGTTCTGTGTCTTGAATACCATAACATTTATCTTCATCAAGAGATACTTGTTTTAAGTCTCCATTAATATAATCTATAATATTACTTTTACTTTTATCCCATAAAGGTTTTGCTTCTGGCTTAAAGGATAACATAGCAGGATTGATAACGGGTAAAAACTTATCGTCTACACACTTACCACTATATTCTGTTATAGAATTAACACTTGTAAAAAACTTAAGTGCCTCTGAGCCTACAACTATAATCCAGTCGTAAGCATCTATATCGATTTCTATATCTACATCTGCCTTAAGAATCTTTTTCTTAGTGTGGTCAGAACATAGAGCAAATCTCTCTATTTCAAAATTATTGTCAAATCTATCTTCCCAGTTAGTTCTGCTAGTTTTAGACTCTATTAATGCTATATTTGTCATTTGTTTCCTTTTTTAATTATATATATTATATCAAATTCTGAACGCAATGTCAAGAACTATATAACCTTTTCCTGATATCTGCTACCTTAATCTCGGGCAGTCCGCCAGGGTCTATGTTTTGTCCTAGGTTTATATTCCTAGAGGTTAGTCCTACTCTTTCTGCTAACCCTTTTATTTCTTCTGCAGCTGTCTGTCCTGCATCATCTCCATCAAACATTATATCTACTCCTTCAACATTTTGCATTTTAAGAATAGCAAGTTTTTCTGCATCTATGTTTCGAGTACCGAAACAACAGATGGCATTTGATAATCCTTTATCATAAAGATTAATCATATCAAATATTCCTTCTACTAGAATCACTCTACCTTTAATAGGGTGAACTGTAGAAGGATACAGTGGTAGCTTTGCTTGTGGAGGGTAGATGAGATATTTGGGTATCTCAGTCATGGTCATATGTCGACCGTTGAAAGCTACCACCTTTCCTGTTATATCACGCACAGGGAAGACTATTCTTCCATTAAACTGTGATTCGTGATGCATAAAAGCTTCAAAGTGCTTATATGTTTCTGGTCTGATTCCTCTCCAGTTGCCCACATATGGAGCAAACCCTTTAGGAAATTCAAACCCTATACTTGCTGAGCGTTTTTCATCTATAGATTCTTTCAACTTTTGTCTCTTAATCTCTAGAAAGTTTGCTGCAGCACCAAAATGTTTAAAGACATTACCTCTAAAACCACAAGAAAAACAATTAAATATACCAGTGATATTATCAATACGCATACTAGGATTGCTATCCTCGTGGTCAGGGTTAAGGCACTTTACTAAATAATCTCTTCCAGAGACTTTAAACTCTATTCGTTGTTCTTGTAATAGCTCGTCTACTTTCATATAAATATATTAAGAAATATAGATACTATTAATAAGCCAATACTAAGTTTCATTAGTTTTGCCCTCATTGTTGGTAGATACATTATCTCTTTCCCACTTTAGTGTTTCTCCGATATCTTCATATTCGGTCATTTTGGTTCCATCTTCATCTTTGTCATGACTATAATAAAGTGATTTAAATACTACTTCTTGGGTTTGAAACCAAATAGCAATAGCCTTACTTCTAAACTCCTCATCAGGCCAAAGATAAAAACAATTATGCCAATCCTCTAAAAATCTATGAACTGTTATGTCCAAGTCAAAGTCTGGATTAGACTTCTTTATTTCTGCCACTGCTCGTATTCTTTGACTACCAGCTAGTGGGTACCACATTTTCATAGAAAGATGTGGGTTTAAAATACCATTCTCTTTTATACTCTCCATGAGTTTTTCATTTAATGGTACTTGCATTATGTTATCGGCAACCTGAGGTTGACTTAACATAAAGTTTGTAGTTACCTGCCTTATTTCAAAAGGTGGTACTCCTACTAATTCTGCGGACTTTTGTCCTATTCTATCACTTGCCACGCTGGTCTGCTATCCATTTGCCGAAGCTAGTAAATAAAGAGTCTTTTGTTTCTCTTTTACCTTCTGTCCATTTCTTTCCATCAGGCTTACACTCTTCAAATCTTTTTAATCCGTTATTATATGCAATCTCCATAACTCCATTACTAGCATGTATGTACTTTACTTGATTGCCCCACTCTTCCGCTTCTAGCTCTTTTGCTTTTCTTTCTATTAGCTCGTTATATTGCGTCATGTATATCTTCTCCTGTAGATAGGCTTTCTTTTATATCTTCTTTATCTTTAGGATTCATGGTGGATTGAGGGCCTATCTTTAATGTTTCCCAATCCATTACACTTGTAAATCCTTCCATTTTTGCACTTCTCATTTTAGTACAGTTGAATGTAATAGCCTCATCTTCTGGCGACCATGTTTCAAGTGTAAAGGCTGCATCTGCTGCATCGAGAATACCTTTTGCAAATCTTGCTTCCCCTGTGTTATCTGTTTGATAAGGGGCAAACACAGGAATCTCATACTCCTGTGCAATACTTTTCAGAGTCTTACTAACTTCTATCTGCTCCGTCCAGTCATACTGTCCACTCTTTGAGGGAACATTGGAGCGTTTAACTTGATTTAGATAATCAACTACTATTACTCCATAATCTGTTTGTGATACTTTACTTTCTAGTTCTTGTCTGATTCTAGATAAGCTAAGTAATGGGTCATATACTACATCAAGCTGTTTATCCTTGTGTAGTGGTCTTGTTTGAAGTTTTGCATGAAACTCATCAAAATCTCTTGATTGTGTGAACTCTGGTACTAATTCATTTCCGCCTTCAAATCTTCCTGCCCACCAGTTTGCTACTCTATCCCACTCAACAGTTGTCAAGTTTCGTGTAGCTAATCGGGAGATAGGTATACGCGCACCTAAGGCACACATTCTTTGTAAAATGGAACGACTGTCCATTTCTATTGTAAAATACAGGGAACTTTTTCCTTGTTCATAAACATTATTTGCAATATTACAACAAGTTATAGACTTACCTGCACCTCTACGACCACCCACTAATATAAGATCTCGAGGTGAGAACTTTAGTGTTTGGTCATAGTCATCATTAAGACCTAAAGGTAAGAACTTTCTAAGGTCTTTTTCTGAATCAAATAAGGGTATTGTTTGCATGTTTTCTTCAGGAGCTTTGAGGTCAACTCTTTCTCCTACATCTAAAACAATTTGTTGGATTGCTTCAACATTTTCTTCTGCTGAAGATATAGCTACAGTTTTATCAATGAACTTATCTAGCTCATCTAGTATTTCTACTTGTGTGTACTCATTTTTTAAGTACTCAAGTAAAACCCAAGCGTCGATATCCACTTCGACGGCTTCAATTGCAAATACTTTTTCTTGTAGTTTCCTATCACGAATGGATAGTTTGAGGTCATCAAAAGAAGGCAGCTGACTGAAATTTTTTATATGTGTATCTATGACCTTATGTAAGGACTGATACTCCGCACTAAGATAATTAATTCTAAGGTTGCCCCAAGACTCAAAATCTTCTTGCGTTATTATTTGCTTCAACAGAGCTGAAGTTAAGTTCAATTGCTACCCTCCCAGATATAAAAGAGCAGGAGATAATTCCCCTGCTCAGACTTAAAAAGATTTAGCTAGATGCTTTTTCTTTTCTAGCGGCTCCGTCGTAATCGGAACAAGTTAAACCTCTACGGGTTAACATTGTTTTAACACCTCTTACAGTTTTGCCAATTTCGTCAGCGATAGCTTCAACAGTCATGTTGTCGATATCATTAACTTCTGCTAAAGGATCAGCTTTTGATGAACCTTTAGTTTCTTTTTGCTTAGGTATAGCGTTAATATCGCCACTTCTAAGTAAGCTAAGAGCTTTTCCTCTGATAGAGTTAACAGATTTGCCTAGAGCTTCTGCGATTTCTTCAACAAAAGACCCACCATTTACCATAGAAGTAAATGTAGCTTCCTCTTCGGGAGAGTAAGTTCTTACAGATTCTGGCTTCTCAGCTGGTTTTACATGGCCAGTTAATTCCATTGATAGAATTTTGCCCTGTATTGATTTAGCAGAAAATGCTCCACCTTCAAATGAAGATGCGATGTCTGCGTATGTGTACTGACCACTGTTGTCAGATACGAATTGTGATAAAGTAGCTTCTTGGTCTTCAGAGAATGTTCTGTTTGATACTGAAGATGCAAGTTCTACATCATGACCCATTTTTCTTAGCTTAGAAGAGACACTTCTTGTAGAAGTTTCTAATTCTGCGGCTGCGTCTGCAACCATAGCTTGTGAGATAGGTGACTCACTTCCTACGAAGTCCACAAGTTGTTGTGTTCTTTCGTCTGTCCATTTTGGTAATGCCATTTTAGTTTCCTATATTTCTTTTAAGTTTGTTATTATTATAACACCCCTTTCTCGGGCTGCTTGTGTTTTTGCTGACTCAATGCCAGACTCGTTTACTAGGATATTAACATCTTTTGTTAAACTGCTTTTAACAAGATAGCCCTGTGTTTCTAAATACTGTGTTGCTAGTGCTTTTGTCTTGAAGCTTTTTAGTTTACCTGTGATACAAACGACGCCCTTATCAGCACTTTTTTCTTCAATTTTAGTTAGTTGTTGCCATCTAAAAGGAAGTCTATCATATCCATCGGTAAATTCTTCTATTAACCAATCTAGTAAATTATTGGTAGCAGCTGGGCCTAAGCCAGCTTCAGCACAAGTTTCTTCGGTAATATCTCGAATGTTCTTGATAACCGAACAAATCTTGTTTGAAGCTGTTCGACCAATCAACTTAATAGAGAAAGCTGGTAGTAAGTCAACTAAGTCAACTTGTTTACTATTCTCAATCTCTCTACTGAGTTTAACTGCTAGTTTTTCGGATTGCAAAGCTTCAATCATTATTTCTAATGGAAGCTCGTATAAATCGTACAAATCTTTGATTTGTAGTTTTTCTACTGTGCGAGGTCCGAGACCTTTTATTTTGAGAGTAGAAGCAAAATGCTCAATCTTTTTACTCGTCTTGCCTGGGCAATTAGGGTTATTACAATATAGCTGGTCTTTTACCCACTCAAGTTCTGTCATACAAGATGGACAGTGCGTTGGCGGGATTATTTGCTTCATGTGTTCTCTCTTAATTTCTATTTATATATTATAACAAAATTCAGTTTCCATGTCAAGATTTATTTTTTGGAAAGTCCTGAAGAATGAGAGAATCAATTTTGAAACACTCAGTATGACCTCCAAACTTAAACATTGGAATATATTTATCTTGCTTATACATCTCATGTAGGTACAGTTCATGTGCCCACACATTATAAAGTGTGCTGCTCCAGACCTTCTGAATACGAATATCATACCCTCTGAAACCCCTGCTACGCTTTATAATATGTCGCCAATCTTTTCCACTAGCTATGCCTACCTTGATACACTCTCGCTCAAATGTTTTTGTGTTCACTAACACTATTCCATAGAGCACACCTTCTCTGTCCCTTTCTTCAGGGTTATTTTCAAAGTAGGTTTGATTGTATATGCCTTTACTAGACACTAATTAGCTCGGGATAGTATTCTGGGTATAATTTCTCCACTACGTATAACTTCTACTAGACAACCTATTTCTAAATTAAGGTCGGTTATATACTTCATATTGTGCAGAGTTGCCCTACTAACTGTAGCGCCATCTATCTCTATAGGTTCAAGAATAGCTACAGGAGCCACAACCCCTGACTTGCCAACATTCCATACAACATTAACTAATTTAGTTATAACTCCTTCATTACGCTGCTTGAGCGCATATGCACCTCGGGGGTGCTTAGAGGTATATCCTAAGGCATCAAAGTCCTTATAGTCATCTATACGAAAAACAAGTCCATCATCGGGATATGCAGTCCAGTCATTAGACAGAACTGTATCAAATCCAAATGATTCTAAATAAGACATATCGATACTCCAGCACTCATTCCATGAATCTTGTACTCCATATGCTATGAAGCGCAAATCTCTGCTGTTAAATTCTTCTACATCTTTAAGGTTGAGAGCACCCGCAGCATAGTTCCGAGCGTTCTTGATAGTTTTGGGAGCAACTACTTCGCCAGTAATCTGAATTAGATGACCTTTAAACTCGCCTAATGAATTAGGTACTAAAGATTTAACATTGTCTGTAATATCCAGACCACGCTTTCCATCTCCACGAGTAAGGGCTTTGTGTAGCTGTCCCTCAACATAAAGCAATGATACAGCAGCTCCATCTAACTTAGGAGAAACAACTATCTCTCCCTTGTACTTACCGAAAGGCTGCTTATCAAGCTCATTGGAAAATATCTTCTGTAATGAATACATCTGAAATGCATGAGGAACTCTATTGTCTCTACTAGAGAAACCGACTTCATCATACTGAGCATATGTAGCTAGCTTATCAAACTGTTCATCTGACATCGTAGGTTTACCATTATAGTAATCTTCGGACGCTTGCTGTAGTATTGCTTTTATATTTTCCATTTATATATTATATCAAAAATCACAGGCAAAGTCAAGAACTAAATTTACGAAAGGTAAATTTCATCTAAAATATCTTTGAAGTGTGTCTCTAAGATACTTTTACTTTCTGCCAATGATAATATTTCCACTAGTCCCTCAAACAAATTCTTTGAATTATTAAAGTCTAGTTTCATTGCTACTCCGTCCTTTGATGGTTTGAAGTCCCCATCAAAGTCGAGGTAATACTTTCTTAAATGTAGATACTCTACATCATAAAAAGTATTTATAGTTAATTTGACTTGTTCCGTCCCCTCCTCATTTTCAGAGATAACTTTTTCATACATCTCAGGGGCTTCATGCAACTTCATCGTTTGTTCCTTAGTATAGAACTCAAAGGTTGTATACTGGTCACATTCTTAGGTTGTAATAGGCGATAACTATCAGTATCCCAACAAAACAGTAATACTGAATCGGTGGTTTCCTTAGCACGATTTTTCTTGCTTTGGATATACTTGTTATCGAAGTCTAGGGTACAAACATTATACTTAAGTTTTCTACTGTTTGTAGACCTATAGGTTATGATTGCGTCTCCACAATCAGATACAGTTCTTATGAACTCATCTTTTCTCACTATAATACTCCATTACTATTAAGAAAACTCTTTCTCTTTAGTAATGGGTAGTATTAATTAGCCATTGTTGATGTTGTTAAGTACACCTGTAAAGTAAACAGAAGCTTTACCAGTCAATTTGTCGATAATATCTGCATCGACTTCTTGACCTGCGTCAGTTAAAGCACTTGTTAGTGCAGCAGCTGCGTCAGCTTTTGATACTCTACCACCACCAGTTGAACCGCCTGATTTAGCAGCTCCAGTAGCAGGTGACTTTTTGACATAAACTCCAGCTTTAGTAAGTATCATTCTGACACCATTAGGGCTTTCGCCTAAGTGTTCAGCGATATCTTTCACAATTTCCATGCTAGTTTCAGGGGTAGGTTCCGCCTCATTATACATTTCTACTGCTTCTTGCTTTGATTCGTCTGTCCAAGCCATTCTTCTTCTCCGTTTGTTTCTGAGAGATTCGGGCATACCTGGGCACCACCCTGTCGCATCTCTCATTTGGTTATAATATCTATCACTCATTAATATATATTATACAGAAAAATGAGTGCGATGTCAAGAACTATTTTTTATTAAGTATAACTTAAGCTTTCAATATAGTTCATTTTCTCTTGAGCGTTTGCAGCTATTTCAATCTGCTCGTCTATTGCTCCAACGATGTCGGCATGTTCTCCTATTCCTACAGGATTATTTAGATAGACTCTGATGTTAACTTCAGCAGCAGCTATCTCTCCCTTGTACTTTAAAATTAATGCGTTCCTCAATCTATCATTCATGTTTTGCTCCTGCAAAGTTCTCTTATATATGCTCTGCACCACCTTCTTCTTGCATCTTCACTGAAAGCTAATTGCCAACAGAGAGGAGTGATTACTAAAAGCATTACTACATATATAACCATGTGAGTATATTTATACCTCACTATTAATTCGCCTCCTGGTGTAAGTTTTGCCATATAACTAATGATTGGGTGAGTTCTATACACACTCATTAGCCATGTGGAAATCCATACAGCAGAGACCACTGTCCATAATTCCATTTTTGCACTCCTTATGCTCTTTAGATATTTATATCGTACTTGTTTAAGTGTCTTAAACTACCTAAGTCATAAGCTGCGAAATGGGCATGGTAACCGCCCTCTTTTATATGTCCAAAGTATGGACTATCAAAATTTGTTAATTCTATTACATAGACATGATATATCCAACTATCATATCTTTTATCAAACTTGCCTTTTATTATTCTAGCAGGAAGATCGTGTCTAGCGCACCATACTTTTTCACCTGGCTCAAAAGTTTCTGATACACACTCGTCTGGCAAATATCCTATTTTAGCACCGCTACTGCGTTCAGTACTAGGTCTTTTTTGTGGAACTCCTACTCTATCTAATAGATTTCTTACGAATGTAGTAGAACGATATAAAGCTTGCGCTATGCTAGACACGGGTTGCTCGTCTAAATACATCTCTATTGATTGTTTAATTTCGTAGTCTGTTGCCTTTCTACCTCTGTTTTGTGCTTTTCTTTTTGCTCTAAATTGTAGAGTGTCTTCAAAATCTTTCATAATACTATTCAGTCGAGTAGTATTGTAAGTTATGTTAAGCATGGAACATGCTTCTTTTTTTGTTATTGGTTGGTCTGCGTTAAGATGGTCTAATACTCTTTGTAAATTAGCATCATCTAATTTTTCGTGTCCTTTCTTTCTAATTGTTCTCATCGCTTCCTAATAGTATAATTGAATAGTGAATAATTTTTAACAGGTCTAGTTCATTTCTACCTGCTTTCTTTCCATAACGCTTTGCATACTTTATAATATTTCCTATGCAAAATCCCTCGCCGTGTCCTGAGTCTATAATAAACTCGGTTGCTTGTATTTTATCTGTACTATAGTGCTGGTCATAAGTATTGTCTATATAGACTTGCAACTTGGTTAATATTTTATCCTCGTTAAACTTATATTTAGTATCTATACTATTATACTTAGTTTTCTTACTAAAAAAGGCCATTTATACACTTTCCCAAAACTCATCAGCAAGTTGGTCTAGCATTTCACTAGGATATATGGACTCTCCTTTAACTTCATACTCAGCATGCCAGTCAAAATCTTCAACTGTGGTATCAATACTAGGGTACATCTCATTAAATAACTCTATTAGTTCCTCTCCATCAGTTTCATTGCACTCTCCTTCAATAGATTCCCAATCGTCCCATTTTTGTGTATCAAAATATTGTTTACCCATAAAGTTTCTAAACTCATCTTCATAAGTCATAGTAGCACTTATATTATCATCATACTTATTAGCAAAGTATTGTAATATAACTAGGACTAATTCTACTGGTTGTCTCCATGCTGAATATCCACTAATATAGCTGTCTTGCATTTCTTCAATGTTGCACCATTTAGCCCCTACATTTGTACAATACCAATCATATGAATTATTTAAATACCCATCATTGTCAAATGACTTATCTACATTATCCATAAAAGGTTGATTTTCTATTTCAGCATAATCTTCGTAATCATAAGGGTTGCCATCATAGTCATTTCTAGTACCTTTTATTGTTTTAATTGATGAATTAAATTCTTCATCAGTTAATCCTTCTATACTTATATTAAAATATACATGATTTGCCATTATATGTCTCCTTTTGCTCTTACTTCTGAACGAACTACCTCGAAACCATTTGGGTATCTTTGCTCTAGCTTTTTAATGTTTTCTTCCATTACTTCATGTGGTGTGAACCCTAAAGCTGTGCAGCCTTGTACCCAATACCAAAGAACATCTCCTAGTTCTCTTTTCATGTGGAATATTTCATCTTCTGTAAACTGTGTATCTGCTTGAAAGATTTTTTTCTTTACTACTTCAGCAAACTCTCCACTTTCAGCCATCATTCCGATAACTGAAGTTAATAATCTTGCTACTTGCATTTCTTCTGTTCTGTGTGTACCTTGTACGCTAGTTGTTCCTTGTAGCAGTTCCATTCTAGCTGTCATTTTGTCTGTGTTTTTACTTGTCTGTGAGGTTGTTATATCTACGAACCTTGCGTAGTCGTTAAATTTTTGTTGGTCTGTCATGTCTGTCCTTAATGTGTCTGTTTGTTCTTTTTATACCACTTGGCTAACCAAGTGTCTATCTGTAGCTCAGTCCAATTACTTGGAAAGTATACTGATAAGTAAGGTCTATCTCGTAATACGACTCTCATAGTCGGCATAGTCCTCGTTCCACCAATGTGGTTTGTCTCTAAATTTCCAGCTTGCAAAGGTAGCTTTATCTAAGTGGTAATAGTCGCGGTAAGATTGAATAGGATTACTATAGTCCTTTAGCTCTTCTGGCATAGCTAAACCAAATTCTGTAAAGCCTACTCTTTGCATATTTACTGGTTCTGGTAATTTATTTACTACTTCGTGTATGGACTTATGTTCTTTGCCATATCTGTATCTATATTCATCGTTCAAAGCATTGCCATAGCAGTGTGTCCATTCGTGATTATCTAATGATGAACGAGCCCAAATAGTACATGGGTGGTTATACATCATAGGTAGATAAGGTGTGATTGGTCTTTCTGCTGGGGGTAGATGTTTTATCTTTGCTTTTTCTTCGTTAAGCACATCTCGTTCTTCTTTGTTGAGTGCACGAGGTATAAAGCCTAAGAACTTGTCAATACATATGCTTGTGCATAGTATTTGAGCAACTTCTAGTGGCATCTTGACAATGTGTTTGTCAACATGAGCTTCTGCGCATTTGTCTAAATCTTCGTCTAAGTAAAATAAATTCATACAACTATTATACTAAATTTTGAGAGCGGTGTCAAGTATTATTTTTTGCTTCTTCTATAAAGTTGGGTTGCGTTAAAAAGATTCCGAGAGTAAATCTATATTGTGGAGCTATATGCGATGTTGGTCTTATACTATGAGGCGTAGTGCCGTCAAAAAGTATTGAGCGATTTTGCTTGTATAAAACACTTTTTGTAGCTTCTTCCATTGCGTCATCATAAAATATAGTTTCTCCATAATATTCATTTTTCCAATCTGGGTTTATATCATACACAAGAACTGTGCTACCCCCATGAGTATGAGGGAATTGAATTGAAGAAGGGAAAGAAAGATTAATGGTAGCACTATCAAATTTTAACCCGTCTAATTCTTTCATTAGCTCGGTATTGATTATGTTTTCCATAAAACCTAAATCTCTCCACTCCTGAGGTGTCATAGTATGATGAAGGCATGGGTACTGACGAGTCTCAAAAGTTGAAACATCGCCCCACCCTATTTGATAGTCAGTAGAAGCACAGAACATATATAACTGCTCTCTAGTATTCTCCATTACTGTATTATCAAAAACCTTTATCATTTACTTACTATTAATTTTGTCTTTTGCTGTTCCTGCGTAGAGTCCAAACCAAGCTGCGCCTGCTCCTACTACTACCGAAATCAATCCTGACTGTTCAAATGTTGGTGCGTCAAGTTCCATAAACCATATTGTACATTTGTAAAGTAGTATAATATATACACTTAAAAATGCTCTAGGGAATATTCTCCACGCGTCAATCATATTGGAAAGCCATATCCATTTTTGCCATGGGTTGTCTGGTTCTCTTTCGTTCTCCATCTCCATAATCTTGGCTTTTAATTCACCAATTTCTGAAACCATCGCCATGAATTTATTAAGGTCAATCTCGACCTCATTGCGACTCATGTCCCCGCTAAATTTTTCTTGATTTGACATTCTATGTCCTTAATTCTTGATTCTAAGTCTAAGACTTCTTCTTCAAGCTGTGCCCAAACACTAGGGCTTTTTGTTGTTGCTTGATTTTCTTTTAATGCTTTAAGTCCCTTCTTATAGTTATTAAGCCTTATTAGCATCTCGCAACCATTTATACTCATCACTTTCCATATCAATAGGAGCCACTGATGTAGTATGAATATTTTTTGTATTAAGTTTAAACTGTCCCTCATTAACTGCATCTAAAATCCAATCAGCTGGGTCATCTTTTTCTTTGTCTTGTGTAAAGATTATCTCTACTTTATATCCTACTAAGTTTGACATTTCTTTTTTCCTTTGTTTCCTTTCGTTACTAGCGTGCATAGCTTTAACCCAGCCATCGCTGTTTTCTTGCCATCTTTTGTCATTTACCACAATACTCACAAGTTCCTTTCAGACCTAGTAATCTTCTTTCTGTGTCCTCTTTTTGCTTTTCTGTAATCAATTCATTGATTCGTCTATAAGCAGCACTTAATTGTTTTTGCATACCTGCAATCTCGTTTTTTAACATATGAATTTCGTCTATCATATTTGTTTAATACCTAACACAAAGTTTTCTGCACAGTCTTCTGACCAGCTTTCACTTTTTGTAGGATAATACTCTAAAAATCCTGGCTTATCACCATTTTTCATATATACTCCCCAAGAGTCATTAATTCTGTGTCTGACTACATGAGCTACTTTATCACCTTCAGTGTAAGTAGAGTACACTCTATATTCATTAGTGTCTTGCATTGTTTTGTTCCTTATATAATGTGAAGGCTTCAGCCACATACTCATCTATAGTCATGTCTCTTTTATTTGCATCTGCGCACATAGCTTCCCACATTTCTTGTGAGATAGAATATTCTTTGCCTTCGAATTTAATTACCACTGCTAAAGAGGTCAGCTTCTGCTTGCCTTCTGCGTGTTAATCCTTCTAATACTTTGCCTCCAGCTTTGTTCCACCTCATTATTTGAGCTGGTACATTTACCATGTCATTGGCATTTATTACTTTTAGCATTGTTGATGCTTGAAAGTTAGATGAGCCTAAATTATAAACCCAAGATACTAACGCATCAAATTGATTTTGTGATAGAGGTACTGTGACTAATGTATTTACATAATTTTCATACTCTACCAACTCTTCCATTAGCATATCATTAGCTGTATCTTCTGATATTACCATTCCTTCTTGCACACTTTTAGTATGCCCATAGCCTATAGTCCATACGCCTGCAGCGCATTTATAAGCATTTAATTCTAAGCCTTCAAATGTTTTTATTAATTCTAAGCCTTGTATTCCTAATTTCATATTTGTCCTATATGTAGAAGCTTTCGCCACAGCCGCAGCGTCCACTCTCTTGATTATTTGTGATAACAAACTCCTCATTAAGTCCATTAACCACCCAATCCAATTTTGCATCTGTTAGATACTCCTTACTGTATATATCAATTACTAATATATCTTGATATATCACATCAGTTAAGTCAGGACTCTCGGCATAACTTAACTCATATGTATATCCTCCACAGCCGCCACCTGTGACTTTAAGGCGAGCGCCCCAAGCAGAACTTGAGGCGACTCTCTGTTTTAACATTGTTAAGGCTTTACCTGTTATTTTCATAGTAATGGTAGCATCGCTAGATACATTGTTCCAAAACATACAGTAAACATAATAATTACCTCACATAATGCCCCATCAGGGCAATAGTTATCTTTAACTTTCCGAATCGCTTGCAAAAGTGCATAACGATTAAGAAATCGTTTTGCATATTGCATTAGTTTCTCCTAGCCTATTTTAATCGTCTTAGGCTTCTCTTCGTCAGGTGTGTTGACCTGAAGGTTAATAACTAACATACCATTTTTGAATCCCGCGTCGGCTATCTCTACCCAATCGCCCAAAGTGAAAATTCTGCTAAAGGTTTTACCACTAAGTCCTTTATGGACATAGCTTTCCTCTCCAGAATCAAGACCTTGCTTTTCTGTTCCTTCTATAGTAAGTTTATTCTTGTGTTGCTTGATGTCGATATCATCTTTTGACCAACCTGGCAGAGCCATTTCAATACGGTAGCCCGTATCTCCAACTGCTACTAAGTTGTATCTTGGATAGTTAGTAAGAGGTGAACTTTCATTTCTCCTAGTTAATTCCTTATTCAAGCGATCGAACCCGACAAATAATTTGTCAAAGTCGTTAAAGTTTAATGCTGATAATCCAGTCATTGGTTTTCTCCTATTTGCGTCCTTTCGGCACGCGCTGTGAGACCCTTGCGGCATCTCGGTTATTATAATACTATGTCTAACAAAACCCGACCACTGGTGGAAAGCGGTGCTCCTGCCTCTAAACCCTCGGAATGATTAATTCCTACTCGTGCCAGACATATGAGGGGTTTTGATTCGGGAGTCCCCACAACTCCGCATAAATTAACATAAATTATTTAAAATTTATACTACTATTATAACAAAATTTACCACCCTTGTCAAGAATTAAATTTCAGTCCTCGTCAAAATCTATCTGCCCATCGGCTTTTAGATAATCTAGTGTATGACTAATTCCGTTTCTTTTACCTAAATTGTAAAAGATATGTCCACTAGCTACTGCTGTAAATATTAAAAATGTTATTTGCCAATCCATTTGACATCTCCTCTTGGTATCACTTGATACGCACCTTTGTTGAAGGCAGGGGCAACAGTATATTTCTTACTAATCTCGAGTCTTTCCTCTTTTGTTAAGGTAGTTTTAGTACTCGTAGATTTACTACTGGTGGAGCTGGAGGGAATCGAACCCACGACCTCATGCTTGCAAAGCACGCGCTCTCCCGACTGAGCTACAGCCCCTTTAAAATTTTTGGTTTCCTGAGCTACGAAGTCAGGTCTCTTTGCTTTCTTCCATGCGTTTGTTTTTCTTTTGCGTCCGCTTGGTGAATAACGCATACTACAATTTATAATCATAAAAATTCCTTATATTATTTTAATATAGATATATTATACACTTTTTCAGTAGCCAAGTCAAGAAAAATATAAAGGGTTGCTGAAAATAACTCTTGACTTTGGAACTTAATTTTGGTATAATATCCATATGATAAAAACTAATAGATGGACTGATAAGCAAGTCAAAGAACTAAAGAAGTTCTACGGCCATGTGCCTGTAGATACTCTCGCTAGCATGTTAAATAAAACACCTTCAGCTGTTACGAGCAAAGTACACTATCTTCGGAAAAGAGGGTGGACTTTTGACAGCAAGAAAATAGACTCAAAAGAGTTTGCTCGTCAATGTAAAGTATTTTATGGCGACAACATGGCATGAAAAGACAGCAGAAACCACAAAATTATAGCTTTGACAGATTGCTAAGGCAATTCCGAAATAAAACAAAGCGTGATGGCAAACTAGAAAAACTCAAAGAGAAGACATACTACGAAAAGCCAGCTCAACGAAAGCAACGGCTAAAGAATGCTGCT